GCTCAATGAGGAGCCCGGCACGTTTCGCCTGGTAGTGGGCGTGCTCGACCAGGGGATTACCGATGAGATGTATCACGAGCTTGAGCGGCTGATTGAAGACGCGAAACCGGCCAGCCGCCATCTTACCGGCCTTGCGATAAGCCTCAGTGCCACGGGAAACGCCTGGGCTGGCGCAGGGTTTTACGACGGCGATGCCATGACGGTTTACCCCTACACCCCAGAGGAAATTGTGGTCGGGGGCGAGTTCTACCCGGCTTTGTCCATCCATTTGATTGATAACATGAGAGTAAATGCATGACCGCGAAATATTTTGCCATTCTGACCAATCAGGGCGCGGCAAGGCTGGCGAACGCGACCGCGCTCGGCACTAAGCTGAACCTGACGCAAATGGCCGTCGGGGACGCTAACGGCGCGCTGCCCGTTCCCGATCCGGCCCAGACCCGATTAATCAATCCGAAGCGTATGGCTCCGCTGAATTTACTGAGCGTTGATCCGAATAACGCCAGCCAGATTATTGCCGAGCAAATTATCCCGGAAGACGTGGGGGGATTCTGGATCCGCGAAATTGGCCTGTATGACGATGAAGGCGTGCTTATCGCCGTGGCAAACTGCCCGGAGACCTATAAGCCGCAGTTGCAGGAAGGCAGCGGCCGTACCCAGACCATTCGCATGATTTTGATTGTGTCGAGTACAACGGCGATTACGCTGAAAATCGATCCGTCGGTGGTGCTGGCAACGCGTAAGTATGTGGACGATAAGGTTATTGAGGTGAAGCTATACGCCGATAACCTGATGAAAGCGCATACCAGCGCCGCCGATCCGCACCCGCAGTATGCGCCGAAGGCCAGTCCCGTTTTTACCGGTTCCCCAAAGGCACCGACGCCAGCGCAGGCCGATAACTCCACGCTGCTGGCGACCACGGCCTATGTGAAAACTGCTTTAGCCAGCAAGCAGCCGCTGGACACCACGCTGAATGCGCTGAGTGGTAAAAGCGTCGCCGCGCTTCTCGAATACCTTGGTTTAGGAGGAACTGATAATTATGCGAATTGGGGTAATGGATATCGGCTAATTTGGGTAAAAGGGAGTGTTCCCGGTGGAATGCTGGCCGTAACGTCAGCAATAGTTGTACCACTAATATTCCCACAGGCATTTAGCGCCAATCCTGTTATTTACTGGTCTGCGGTATCAACACCTTCTGGAGTGGTTTCTGGAGCCGGAGTGATCTCGACTTGCGCCGATCTTACCGCAACAGGAATGTCGATAAATCTTTATAACGCGTCTAACGCAGCCAAACAGATCACCTCTGTCATCGGCTTTGCAATAGGGAAAATGTGATGAAAATTTATTATTCCGCATTTACCGGGGGTTTTTATCGTAATGGTGATAATTTGCCTGCTGATTCACTTGAAATTTCGGCAGAGAAATTTGAAGAATTAATGCTTCAGCAAGAAAGGGGGATGGTTATTGTACCCGATGCAAAGGGATTACCTGCTGCAATGGAGAATGTTAGAGATCCCGTTGAAACCGCCACTGAATTGAAATACCAAAACTTAAGAGAGGCGTCTAATTTCATCGAGATATTACAGGATGCTGTCGATCTCGGTATGGCTACTGACAACGAGATTGTATTGCTCGCTAAGTGGAAAAAATACCGGGTACTGCTGATGCGTGTGGACATAGCAGCACCCGAATGGCCTAGAATGCCGGACTTTCAGGCCAGTTAATATCCCGTGCGCTGGAGGTATCCACCGCTTCCAGCGCATCCAGATAATCCAGCCATGAATTGTATTGAATGACTTCTTCACTTTTCAGTCGCCCTAACGCCGCTTTGCCTGGCCACTGTTTACCATTCATATAATTATTCGCCTGGTCAATCAGCGTCTGCTTTTGCATTAGAGCTGCCTCTGCTTCTTCATCGTGTGATAATGGAGGAACATTAACCCAGCATGGCAACCCATCAGCGCCAGTTTCGCGGATTTTTCCTGCTGGCTGCTCACTCATAAACTTCATCACGATATCGTCATCCAGTTGCCGGAGATCGGTAAGATCCCATCCCTTTTTTTCATACTGCTCTTTCATTTCCTCAAGAATAAAAACACTATTTTTTGCAGACCATAGATAATTCATTCAATACCCCACAGCACGATAATAAATAATGTTTTGAGTCGGTGAAATAACCGATGCAATAAACGAGTCAAGGTTTGTAGTTCGGTCAAAAACGCCACAGAATCTGGAACTGGGGTCTTCTGTTTGAAATGAAAACCAAATGCCAGCGCAGAACGTAGGGAACGGAACGGGGTAATTTACGGTAATTTTTTGCCTGCTCGCATTTCCATTTACAATAAAACTTCCCCCGCATTCAATAAGATCGGAAGGGTGTTTTTTTAACCATGATGCACCTTTAGCACCAGCAAAACTCGCCATATCCGGAATTTGGTTAATCCCTGTCCCCACATTCCTTTTCGCTGCTTCCCCTAAACCAACCTTTAAAAGAATCCCTCCTGGTGGTTTTCATTTATCAATCCCAGGACCAAAAGGGCGTTGCGTGCGGCAAAACGTGGCATGCTGAAAGCTTTTAAGGATTTTTTGCATGTTTATTGGTTATGTCAGGGTGTCAACAAATGAACAGAACACGGCTTTGCAAAAGGAT